GATCGTGGTGAGAGAGACGATGAGCTGGGTGGGGGGTGGGACGGTCATATCTTGGTCGGTACCTAGATATGACTGGGTGGCTTTGAGTGGGTTTGGAGAGGGGGGTGGGGCGTGGATATTAGACCATGACCATGGCGAGCAGGATGAAAAAGAGGAGGAAGGGAAGGAGGACCAAGAACCAAGCGAACCCTTCAGCACCCGCCCCACAAATCAGGTTGAGGATCCAGGTCCAGAGGAGCACATACAAGATTTTGACGATGAAGATGACGGTGACGTCGACATTGTCACACGTGTAGGAACCCAGGCAGTAGACCCCACGGCTACCAAAGTTCTGCAGGAACATCACGAGGAGGGCGATGACCGAGATGACTAAATACACATACGCGGGGGTGCAAAGGGGACCGATACCTTTGAATTTCATGATGGTGGGGTGTGTGGTGTGCTATACTATAATGGGATAAAATCCACGGCATCAACAAACACTCTTATTTCCCAGATGACGGTAATAATGGTTGTTATATAATACTTGTTTATCGAGTGCCTTGGCCAAGGTTTTGTCACTCATTTTGAGGTGTTTCATACATTCATACTTGCATGAAAACTCTCGGACCAGTTCGTTATTGGTATTGTATTGTCCGACTCCGTCCTTGTATAACAGTGGGGGACGGTTATTATTGCGTTGTATGAATCGTTGTTGGAGAGTCTCGTCACACTGCTCATACGGAATATAATAGTATCCTTGGGTGAGAGTCCCACGTTTTACATGTAAATCCAACCCCGATATACTGTATCCGTTGGAAAGAGCTGCCGTTTTGCGGTCGAGATATATATTCAATATTTCGGTCTTATGAGGGTTGAGCTTGGCTACATACCCGGTATGTTGTTCCTGGGTAATACGCGTCGGAGGTAAATTTGTATCGATGATAGCAGGGTCTTGGTCACGATTCACATAACTCCATCGGTAACCCCGATACACCGTATTTTCCTTGACAGCCTTATCAATCGATGGTCGTTTGAATTCGTGATTACTTACGGCCAAACATTCATTTACTGACTCATAATATCGGTGAAGAGTCATTGTATCGGGATTGATTTGTTGAAGACGTGGCCCTAGGGTCGGTAATGGAACATTGAAATTGGTGGCGGTACGGGTTTGGGCTTGTTGTAGTTTTTCCAAAATGAGTGACTGATTTTTATCCAACTGTTGAATGGCGTGTAACATACGTTCCTGCTGTTGTTGAATTTCCTGAAAAGCCGAAAGCTGCTGAGTAGGGGTATTTTGCTGCAATATCTTGGTAACCGCAGATAAGATGAGGTCTTCCATATATTTTTCATCCACCTCATTGAACTTGGAAAGGTTGACTTGGACGATTTTCACGAGGGTAGCGTACGATAGTCCGCTCCCGATTTGGAAAAGCTCATTCTCAGTTTCGTGACCAGGTAAGTCATTGACACGATGTGGGCGGATAGCATCATGATTGTGTAAAAATTGTTCAAAATCTCGGCACTTCTTCACGGCGAAACAGTCTAACAAAAGGGGGTCCTCGTACTTGGCTCTATGTTCATTGAATCGCCCTTCTATACCACGACGACTCTCACCAATTTTGATGATATACCCACGATTATCGAGTTGTTTGACCCGTAGAATATAGACGATATTGATATTGGTCCCATACTCACGTAATAACATCTTCTGGCGTTCCAATTGCACAATCTTTTCGGTGTCTTGCTGGGTCTGAATCAACTGCTGATTAGATTGTTGTAGCTGACGTTTCAGTTCGTCGGATTCTTCCAACACGATGGACTGGAGTAGTTCCTCGAGTTTGATGAAGTATTCATGTATCTCAACAGCCTTCTTGGTACTGGATTTGATACATAGACGTTTGAACGTGCGGATATTGAGAAGAACCGTTTCTTTATTATGACCACCACGGCCTATTCTTTGCTCCGGCACCTTGTGGAGAAAACATTTGTAATCAGACCCCTCTGTAAAATTTTTTTCTAAAACACGTTTCGCTGCATCTTTCTGACTGAAACCGAGCCATGGCCATATATTATCGAGGTCAATCACAAAGTCATTGGTAGGATGATGATTCAGAAAACAGTAGAGTGACGAAACAAACAGTTGCTGTTCGGTCTCAGTAAAAATCTCTTTGATCTTGTTCACAAACCGATTGTTATAGGGTTGAGTGAGACGAGTTATCGGGTTGGTTTCCACCAGAGCGACGAAATTGAGAGAAGCGTCCATGGTGGATATAACCTATATAGGGACAGTTCTTTATATAGGTTTTGGTTTAAAACACAAAAACAAACAATTGTATGTATTTAGTAATATTAAAATGACTGCATTTATGGTGTTTAATTGCTGTACGCCACGCCCGCCATTCCGGACATAACGCGAAGAACATTGTAGTTCACCGCGTACACACGGACCTTGGCCGTGGCGGTACCCGCCACCGTGCCGGACGAGAGGACCAACTGCAACACCGCGTTGTCAATACGCGAGAAGTTGCAAGATCCGCTTGGCTGGTGTTCCTCAGGGCGCAACGCGAAGGAGTACACGTTGATGCCGGTATCCGGGGCACGGGTGTGGTGCTGGAAGGGCTGGACCACGTCGAAGTACGAGCCCTCACGCTCCGAGAAGCGGTCCTGGCCGTTGAGCTGGAGCTTGGCCGTGACGACCGGGTTCTCACCCCAGCAGTGCATGTCGAGAGCGGTCTCCGCCAAGACGAAGGTACCGGCATCGGACACGTACGAGCCAGAGGTGGCACCGGATTGGGGGCCGAACGGCAGCTCAGCCACCTGGGACGAGCCACCGTACGCGGCAGCCTGCCACATGGAAGTCGTAGTGGCGGAACCGTTGTCGGCACCTGCGTCGTTGAAGAGGCCCGAGGACACGATGAAGTTGGCCGAGGACGTCTCCGCGGGGCCACCAAACGCGTGGATGGCGTTGGGCAGAGCGTCGATCGCATCCGTGTAGTTGAACGGCTGGGCACCCAGGGTCTTGAAGAGCACCTGGGTGTTGTCCAAGGAAGCACAGTAGTCGACGTTGGCGTCCGGCTGCACGACCCAGATGAGCTCCTTGCAAGGGTGGTTGAAGTTCAACTTTATCTTGTTCGAGCTGCTGCCCACCGACTCATCGCCGGTAAACTGCACCTGCTCGATGAGGTACTCGTGGGGGTTCTGGGCCATCTTGCGTCTTTCATCCGTGTCCAAGAACACATAGTCGACGTAGAGGGACGCCGCCACCAACGACTGTTGGTAGGGGATGGTGGCCGAGACCGTGCCCATCGCCGAGGAGGACTGGGTCAAGGTCTTGACGCACCACAGGCACTCGCCGATGGGGCGGATGTCCAGGTTGATCTTGACCTCGTGGTACTGTACGAACCACATTTACCCCCCCTTTCGGGGAATTTATTGGCATTTTCATAGTTGATCAACCGGTGTTACTCTATGAAAACTGAGGCCAGGGGCTAGACTATATCTTAAGTTATCATTGTGCGTGATTAGTGCACTCAAACCCACTATCATTTAGTCGTTGAACCTTCTCCATATCCTTATCATAGCGGACGTAGGAGCTTGGATGCTGATTGCCAATTTACGATGCTGTTATGCATCGACATCCGGGGGATTGTTACCATACCTGAAGTCTTTATTCTTCAGCCACCGTAAACTTTCGTTTACGGCTTGGTACCCCAAAAACTGATTGTATACTCTGTTGAACCGACACACATTGACGATATTGTTGTAGTAGTAATGAAGCTGAATCTTGGCATGTTTCTCTTGATTTTCAGAACCCACGAGAGGCTGAAGGTTGGTCCAGTGAAAGCAAATGTGCATAGAACGGTTGTCACCAAAGTCGAATTTACTGACCGGTAGAATGTGGTCAATATGCCAATAAGAACCAAAGTTGTCCCAATTCATCTCATCGTCAAACCGAAATTCTAACCAACGTCGGAAGAATTCGAGGTCACATCCGAGGAGAATCTCAAATGAGGTGGGCATTCCGGCAAGAAACTTGTGTATCTTTGAACGTAACACTACCTTCATCTTGTATTCATGGTCAGTGCGATATCTGATTCTTTTACGTTCATTCACGATTGGACGTCGTTTTCGCTCAAGTTCACGAAGATGTTCGATATGGTCTTCACGGTACTTTCGCATACGGGCCTTGGTTTCTTCGGTGTTGGTATATTCTTTTCTCATGGCAAGAACTTCAGGGCGACTTTCATACTCTTTATAGTATGCTCGTTCTTTGGCTTTCACTTCTGGATTCAACCGACGTTCACGTTTTCGCTGAACTACGGCTTCGTGATTAGCTTCATGGTACTTCTGTATAGATGGTTGTAAGCACTCTTTACAAGGGTGTCGTATACCTCCTGATTTTTTACCGTCTTTGTAAAAGTCTGCATTTGTCTTGGTGATGTTACAACTCTTACACAAGACGGATGCACACGGGTCAAAGGTCGAATAATCAAATGAGGGCTTGGAATGAAGACACTCCTTACAGGTTTTACGAATACCATCTACTCTACTCTTATCGTTGGGGAACATCTCAGCAGGTTTGGACACGTTGCACTTGGTGCAAACAAACCCAGACGCTTCCATTTTTGTGTGTCTATGTCGGTATTTTTCATTATCAGAATAGTGAATCAATTTTTCGTTTACGGCTTTACGGGTTTCCAGCAGTTTGGTAGTGTTGCCGTCTACCGTTGCAACCTTAGCAACAGGCAGCGACTAGCATCTGGGTATGAGGAAATGCTTCCTCCCGAGACCACAACAGATTTTTACTAAAGCAGGGCTCGGATGCTTTAGTCTGGATACTTTTCCGCCCTACAGATTTTAAGGCGATGAGGGGCAAGCTCAATCCGGGGTTACGATTCCACCAGAACTGCAGCGGGATGTACAGGGTGGTCTCCGGCAGGGCGTTGCGGGGGGAGCACACCTGGGAGGGGCCGGCCGTGGACGAGCAGGGGCCAGAGATGGCCGCGAACGTGGGGTCCGTGATGTAGGTCAGCTGAGTGGTGTTACCGATCATCTTGAAGTAGCCGCGTTGTTGCTCGGCGGTCATGGTCAGCTGGTTCCAGATGTGCATCCAGTCACCGTACTGGCGGTCAATGCGTTGGCCACCAATCTCGACCTCCACCTGGGCGATGAGCTGCTCACCGATGAAGTCCAACCAGCGGGCGTAGATGCCGTCCGTCGTGGCGTTGGAAACCATCGACTGGTTGATCTCCGGCAGCGTCACCTGCAGGTAGGTGCGGTACGCCAGATCACCGTTACGGGAGATCGTGCACGTCACGCGGCGGCCAAAGTCGGCCTGGCCCGAGAACGTCTGCTCGATGGACTCCATCGCGAAGTTCGTGTGACGGCGGTACGAGACCTTCCAGAAAGTGATCTCGGGACTTCCAGTAAGGAAAATATCCTGGGCACCATATGCAACCAATTGAAGAAGACCACCGGCCATGTTGTGTGATTGTGTATAGACTTAAAAAAGAAAAAAATTCTAGGAAAGGAGGTCTGTCCCAAAATTTCCCTAAAGGCCAAAAAAGAAGGATTTTCCTAAATAAGTCTTCCTCGGAGTATGGGGAGAGATTCCCCCACGGGACCATACCGCATTTGTATATGATGGATGTTGTGGAAAATGACACGATATATGGTTTGAAAATAAGAACGTACTGAATATTACAAAATATGGTGTATGACCTCAAGGGTGTAGCCCAGGGCTACGCCCTTTTACACGAGTATTCAGATTAAGACCAATGCACCAAAGAGGTCATTTTTACGCGACTCTCTCTCTCTGAATATCACGAGGATATAACTCCACCCTCCCCCAAAACTTTAGGAATATCTCTCTAATTCCAAAAAGGGGTATAAAGCCATAGAATAATATCTATGTATAGTATATACACCATCCCCTTTCCACTCGTTCGCGCCAAGACATGACCAAGCTGTGTGATCACCTGAACTGCAAAGAACGTGCGACCTACGGTCTTTTTTACGGAATACCTACACGTTGTGACCTTCATAAGGATGCCAACATGCGACGACCATATTCAGTCTGTATTTGTGGCCAAGGTTCTCCAATATTCAATTACGCCCATATGCCTCGTCCATGCTGTTGTTCCAAGTGCAAAACTCCTGAGATGGAGGATAAGGTCCACAAGAAATGTTTCTGTGGTAAAGTCTTCCCCTCCTTTTGTAAACCAGACCAAACCAAACCTACCCATTGTGCAGAGTGTAAAACATCGGATATGATACATACCGGTACTAAATGTCACTGTGGGGCAGCTCAGCCGTCATTTAATGAGCCGAATGAAACCATACCAAAATACTGTGCCAACTGTAAAACCGAAACCATGGTCAATGTGAGAGATAAAATGTGTGAAGTTTGTGAAAGTGTCCAACCCAGCTTCAATCTACCCGGACAATCCATTCCTACACATTGTGCCAATTGTAAAACATCGACCATGGTGAATGTCCGTGATATTCATCGTATGTGTCATTGTGGTAAAAGTCGTCCCACTTTTAATTTACCAGGTGAAACCAGGGCTCGTTATTGTGCAAAATGCCGAGACCCCGCAACCATGATAGATATTGTGAATAAGAAATGCTTTTGTGGTAAGGTCATACCGTACTTTAATTTTCCAGATAGCAAAAAGGCCACACATTGTGTCGAGTGTAAATTACCTGGTATGGTTAATGTTCGTGACAAACCATGCCAATGTAAAAAGGGACTACCATCGTTTAATCTACCAGGGACAAAAACCCCTATATGTTGTGTTGATTGTAAGAGTGATGCGATGATCAATGTAAAAGACCGAAAACGTATGTGCCCGTGTGGTAATTCAAGAGCCACTTACAATCTCCCAGGCGAATCCACGCCCAAGTACTGTGCGGAGTGTAAAGACGAAACCATGATTGACGTCGTTCATGCACGTTGTAGATGTAATAAGGCTATACCAGTTTACAATTTAATGGGTGTATTGCCACCGATTTGTTGTGCTGAGTGTAAGACGGAAGACATGGTGAATGTATACGATAAACGTTGTTTTTGCGGTAAGGCCATCCCCAGTTTTAATGAGCCCAACAATCCTCGCCCATTATACTGTGCAGACTGTAAAACAGAGACCATGGTGAATGTAGTAGATAAAAAATGCCCCGGCAACGCCATAACCGGCTGTCCTTATAACCGAGTGGCCAACGCCAAATACAAAAACTACTGCACCGAGTGCTTTCGTCGCGAGTTTCCCCTTGACCCAATGACATTTCAAATCCGGTGTAAAACCAAGGAGATCGCCGTGAGAGATTTCATTAATTCGGTCTTCGAAGGGTTCCAACACGATTCTACCCTCCATACCAATCATTGTGATTGCACCATCCGTCGTCGCATTGATCACCGTAAGCTCATCGGAAACACCCTTCTCGTGATTGAGACGGACGAAAATCAACACAAGTCTTACGACCAGATGGACGAGCAGACTCGTTACGATGACCTGTTCATGGCCCACTCTGGAAAGTGGATATACATCCGGTTCAACCCAGACAAGTATAAAACCAGAGCCGGTGTCTCGAAAAATCCTCATATATCTACACGTCTTGAAGTGTTGAAGAAGGTCATTGACGAACAGATGAAACGCATCGAGAAGGAGGAAAATACCGAATTTGTCGAACGCATCTACCTGTTCTATGATGGCTATACGTAAATGTTGAGCTATCACAAAAATTGAATCACCTTTTTTACTCCAAGACCACCCGGTAACCCACGAACACTACCCACCATGAACCCCGCTCTCCTCGAACCATCGACCGCCCCCACGACTCCCTCCCAGTTTACCAAGGGGGTAGAACCGTTCAAGGATTGGTTGTGTCCCATCTCTCTGACCCTGATGACCACCCCCATGGTGGCTGCCGACGGTTATACCTACGAAAAGACCGCCATCGAACAGTGGTTACAGACCCATACCACGAGTCCCATGGACCGGTCCCCCATTCTCGACCGGCGGCTCTATAAAAACACGGCCCTCATGGTCGTCATCCAGGCATGGAAATCCCTCAACCCCGAGGTCGTGAGAAAGGACCAAGAACTTGACCGCCAACTGGAACTCACCACCCTACGCACCAAGCCGGCGCCCGTACCGGCTCCCGCTCCCGCCCCGGTCTCTCGCCCTTACCGACATATCACCCAAATCGCCCAAATCTCCTTTCCCGGTTGGCATGTTATCCAAGACTTTCTGAGTTCCGATAACACCCCTGAGCCTTCTCCCCGCTACCGTCAACCCCCCGCTCGGGTCGTCCCGGTGGTTACTCCCCCCGTCGTCTCTCCTCGCTATCCCATGTT